AGAGCACGATGTAGAGATCGCCCGCGACCGCGCCGGCTGGCGGCTGGCCCAGCGCATCCGTCGCGCCCTTGTAATGAACCGCTGCTGGCAGGTTGACCAAGCTCGGATCGAGCATGCCGTTGGAATTCAATCGTGGCCATTTGGTCGCCGCTGCTGGCCCGCCGGTGGCGAAGGTCTGCGATTGCTGGACATAGCGCCCATCGGCGGCGGTGAGATCGAGCGCGCCGCCCAGATAGGGGCAATTTTCGAACTGAGTCGCGCCGTCACCGATCCGCGCCTTGACCTGACCCGGACCCGTGCGCTCGAGCGCAATTTCGCCGTCGCCCAGAATCAAATTGTTCGCCTGCCAGTCGGCGCTGGCTCCGACGATCTGGCGCATGCGGGCGAGCGTATTGGCCATGACAAAAACTCCTTTAGAAACTCGACGGGGCGTCGGGCGTGCCGGCTTCGACCCAATCGGTTGCGGGCGCGCCGGGCGTGCCGCCAATGAAGATATTGGCCGAAGGCGCGTTCGGCTGACCACCGACCAGCCAGCCGCCCAGCGCGACCGGCGGCGCGGTCGTGTGCGCATCGTTCGACAATTCCGCCGCGACGGTGATGCCAACCCAATCCCAGCCATCCATCGACACCGCGAGATCGCTGGCAAAGCGCAAGATCTCATAGCGCAGATTGGTGGGATCGGGCGGTTCGCCGGCGTACATCGTCGAGACCGGACAGTGAAAAAAAGAATAGGCGTTGGCGTTGATCCAGGTTTGCCAAACGAACAGCTGCTCGACGCGCATGTGAAACGTGAGCGCGATCATGTGCGGCATGATATTGTAGGCGCGGCGCTGGCGCGAATTGCCGGCGGCGAACTCGCTGCGCACCAGGCCCATGTCGACCGAATACGAATAGGGCGACTGGTCTGCGACGGTGAAATCGGCGGGATAGACCGAGAGATCATCGTCGAAAGTGGGTGGCACCAGGACGGGATCGCGCGCCGCGATGACCGGCGGCAGAATCGTTGGTTTCGTTGGTGCGGATTCGCTGCGCGTTGGCCTGACCGCTGGGCCAACCGATGCCAGCGATGCGGCGCCGTTCTGGGTCGCTCTGAGAGGCGAAAATATGCTCATATCGGCACCGTCATCCAGGGCAAGGTGTTGGCATAGTTGGCCGGATCATAGGCGACGGCTTCGACCGCGACCGCGACACCGCCCTGGTGCGCGATGTTGGCGATGGAAAAATCCGCCACCTGCTCGATCGCCGTTCCCAGCGCGTAATGCGTCGGCTCCTGCGTGCCGGTGCCGTAGAGCGGAAAGCTCGGCAGCGCGGCGAGGATCACCTCGAAATCGGTCGATCCCGGCGTGATCGCGATCGGATCGCTGGGCTCGCCATATTGGTTGCGCAGGATGACGAAATAACCGCCCTCGAGCGCGCTCCAGTCGACCGCAGCATCGAGCCGCAGTCTGGTACCGGACACTGCCGAAACCACGCCTGCCGAGGCCCAGCGGGGCAATTGCGTGGCAATCGCGACCCGATCTCCGAGGCGCGGAATCAGGCCCTCGAGCTCGGTGGTGAATTTGGCGGTCTTGCGCTGACCCTGCTGCTTTTGCCAGAGCAGCCGCGCGAAACCGAGCGCCTGGTTCGCGTCGGTGCAACCAAACAGATCGACGGCATTGGGATCGAGCGAGCCGGCTGGCCAGAGCGCGTAGAGCGCATTCCAGGTTGCCGGATCGCGGTAGGCGACGCGCACGCCGTCGTGATCGCCCGGCTTGTCGAACGCATAGCCGATCGACAGCGAACCCTTGACCATATTGGCGTCGGAAAAGAACTGCGTGCGCATCGCCTTCACGCCGTCCTGGGCGACGCTCATCAGCTGGCCCAAAGGCAGCGGCGCGGCGCCCGCCGTCTGCATGACGATGCCGAGCGCTTCCCAGATCGTCGATTTTTGCGCGAAACCACCATTGAACACGGCTTGGCCAGCCCAATGCGCCTGCAGCCGCTGCAATTCGGGGATATCGATCTCCGAGAGCGGGCGCCGCGCGCCGTAGACCGTGCTCGAGTAGATATCGACGAACGCGTCCGCCGGATCGCTGGTCGCGCGCAAAGGCCCGCTGCCGAGCGCGGGCAGCCGCCGGGTCACATCGGCGGTGATCCGCGAGCTCGCAGTGCCGGCGATGCCGTTGGTCGCGCGGATCCGCAGCACGAGCAGCGTGGCCTGGCCGTAGACGGGCCCGGTCGCGTTCACGAGGCGGAATTTCAGCGCGCTCCAGACGAAGTTCGATTGCGCGCGGCCCGATGGCGGCGGCGGCGAGGTTTGCACCACCTGCACGCGATAGCGCGCGGGCGCGACATCGATCTGCCGGGTGATCCGCACTGGCGTCGTCGTCGCGTTGGTGACGCTGACCGGAAAGGTGCTCCAGCCGCCGATCGGATTGCCATTGGCGTCGACCTGCTGATACTGGATATCGAACGTCGCGGTCATGTTCGAAATCGCGCCCGTGCTCTGGTTCACATCATAGAGCCCCTGATCGAACACAAAATCGCAGATGATCCGGTTGCCGATCGCGCCAGGCTTGGCGGCGATGAACGGGCCCGATGTGTTCGCGGTCTCGCTCGAGTTGTACCAACGCATCGTGAAAGTTCGCGTGCCGCCTTCAAAATTCTCGGCAACTATCGTGTTTTCGTTGACAATAATGGTCCAGGTGTTGCCATCCTGACCGGGGCTGTAGCCGGCGACGGTGTAGGTGCGATCGTTCGAATCGGTGCCGCTCACTTGCAGCCAGTCGTAGCCGGTCACATTCGAGAGCGGCCCGATCACCACGTTGTGGATCGTGTTCGGGGCGACAAAGGTCGCGACCAGCTGCGAGGCCTCAAACACATTGCCGACGACCGGCGGCGCCTGGCTGAACTGCTGGTTGTTGACCTCGGGACTCGAGACCACATTTTCCATGATCCCGGTCGCGGCCTCGATGCGGCCCATCACCTGCTGGTGATCGCTGGGGCCAAATTTCCAGAATGTGACGGCATCGCTTTGCAGCGCCGACACCGGCGTGGTGTCGCCGATCAGCACGTCGTTGAGATCGAACTCACCCCAGCCGATGCACAAAATCTCGGCCAGGTACTGATTGTTCGCGTCGAAATAGGTGTAGGGCTGCGCGGCGAAATCGGGCGTCGTCAGCATGCGCCCATAGAGCACCGGCACCGGATCTCCGAGCCGCGCGGCGTTCTGCGCGCCGCTGATCGAATAGATCGGATCGGCCTGCGGAATGGTGCTCGAGGCGGGCGCCTTGGGCTTGCCAAAGATGAAATTGAAAATCAGCGCGGTGACGCCAGAGATCGCAGCGCCGATCAGCGCCTGAATGAGCAGCGTGGTGAACGCGATATGCACGCCGGGATGCACCACGATGGTGATCAGGTCGCCAGGCTCGGTCACGAAATCCGCGTCGGCAACCTCGACCTCGCGCCCATTGCGCATCAAGGTGATGCCGCCGCCGAAACCCTGCGGGTAGTGCTCGGTCAACCAGTCGATGAACCAGCCGCCGGCATCCTCCTCGTGGACCTCGCGCCGCGCCGCGTCGAGCGGATTGCGCTGGACCGCAATGGTGACGGGGAGCTCGCTCATGGGCGCCGCCCATGGGCATCATAGCGCCCGAATTCATGGCCTGGGTGCATGAGCGCGAACAGCGCCAGCGGGTTCCAGGTGACGCCCGCCGGCTCGTCGGCCTCGAGCACGCCGCCGCGCCAGAAAATGCCGACGTGCGCGGGCCGGCTCGCGGGCATCGACAGGACGATGCAACCTGGCGCGGGCGAGGCGAGCCGCTGCCAATGGCTCTCGTGCTCGGCGGCGATCGTGCGCAAAACCCAGGCGCGGTTTTTCTGCCCCTTGACCCAATCGGGCAGATCGATGCCGAGCACATCGCGGTGCCAGCACCAGACCAGCCCCCAGCAATCGACGCCGCGCTGGTCGCGGCCATCCCAGGCGAACGGCGTGCCAATCCAGCCGTTCACGAAGGCGTCGGCATCGGCGAGGGCAAAGGCCTCGGTCATCGATCGAGCCCCGGAAAGATATCGACCTCGTAGAGAATCGACGGGAAAGCGCGATTGAGCACGTCGGTGCGCGAGGCAGTGGCGTCGACGCGCGTCAGGCTCGCGCTGATATCGCTGATCGACAGCGCAATCGGATCAGAGCCGGGCGCCGACAGATCGGTGCTGGCATAGGCGCGGTAGATGAGCACGATCTGCTGGCGTGGGTTCTGCGCGGCGCGCTCGAGCTCCATGATGATCTCGCGGTCGACGTTGTCGATCGAGATCTGCAGATCCTGCGTGCCGCCCGAATTGGCGCCGGGCAATTTCGCGGTGAACGGCAGGCAGATGAAATCGACCAGCTGGCCGGTTTCGAGATTGGCCGAGAACGGCAGCGAGGTGTTGGTGATGAACCAATACTGGCTGAACAGCGGGTGGCGGAGCTCGAGCGTCTCCCAGATCTGCTCGGCATCGGGCGCGCTCGCGTAGATCCGCTGGAGCTCGAGACTGATCGTCATCCGTAAGCCCCCGCATAGCGGCCCACGCCATAGGTGCGCTCGAGCGCGCGCGAGACCGGGTTGCCGCCGCGCGCAATGTCGTCGGCCAGCTGCCGGCGGACGATGTCGATCTGCACGCCCTGCGGCGACTGGCTGACCGCGACGTCGGCGCCGCCGTGATAGTTGTTGACGGTCACCTGCGGCTGCGTGGCGCCGACACCGAGGTTGCCGCTGGCATCGCGTTTCAGCGGCGCGACCATCTCGGGGCCCGCCTCGCCGACGATGCCAATGCCGCCGGGCGTGGTGCCGACGATGCCGCCCGATGCGTAGGCGGGCAGGTTGGGAATGCTCACAGTCGCGGCAGCTTGCGAGATCGCGCCGGTATCGATCGTGCCGATGTTCGAGGGAAACAGGCCCGCGAGCAGTTTGGTCGCCAGTTTTTCGAGCGCGAGCTTGGCCAGCTGCGAAATGATCGTCGCGACCATCCGGCGCACGGCGGTGCCGATCGACTCGGTGTTCTCGATGATCGATTGCGTGGCCTGGGCGGCGGCATCGGCAACAAATCCCCAGGTATCCTTGAGCTTCTGCAGCATTTCGGCGTGCTGCTGGATCGCCAATTGGTTGGCCTTGTAGGCGTCGGAATTCTCGTAAAGTTTTTGCGATTGATCGTCAAAGCGCTGGGTGATGGCCTTCATCTCGAGATCGAAGGCGGCTTGCGAGAGGTGGGTGTTTTTCTGGACCTCGAGCAGCTTGGCGGAATCTTCCATGTACTGGCGCAGCGGATCGGCGGCCTTTTCGAGCGTAACGGCGGTTTTGTCCCAGGCCTCGCGCTGCGTGAGCGTCACCTTCAGCGCGTCCTCGGCGGCATTCTCATAGAGTTTGAGCTGCTCGGTGAGCTCCTTCATGGCATCGCGATACGAATGGTCGACCGGCACCTTGACCTTTTTCGCCTTCGGATGCTTGGTCAGATCGGGCAGATCGGTGCCTTCGGGCTCCGGCTTGGCCTCCGGCGCGGCACTGAGTTGGGCAACGCCGGCCAGATAATCGGCGCGCAGCTTCAGCGCGTTCGCGTGGCCCTGCGCAACGTCGGCATTCATCTGCATCGACGTGGCGTGGATTTCCGCAGTGACCGCCTTCAAATCGGCGGCGACTTGCTGGGGCTGGCCGTGCGTGAAATCCCAGAACGCTTTTCCGGCGAAACCCGCTGCTATGCCAAAGCCCTTAATGGCATCGAGCGCATCGATGATCGCGCCCTTGAAAATCTCGAATCCGCCGACCAGTTCGACCAGCCGCGCGCCGATCCACTCGCCGATCTGGAGGAAAGCCGAGCCCGAGCCCTTCGCGTTCATCAGCTGCTTGGCGACCGCGTCGAGCGCCGGCGCCAGGCCCGCCAGCAATTTGTCGGTCAGCTTGCCGACCTCGGCGTTCAGCACTTTCACGTGATCGGTCAGTTCGGCGACCGCCGTCACCTCCTGGTCGGTCAGGTGCGTGCCCCAATTGTCGGAAACCTCGTCGATCTCCTTGAGCAGTTCGCCGCTCTTGTTGAGCATCGGGATCAGCTGGGCGCCGGCCTTGCCGAACTCGAGCATCGCCAGCGCGGTCTTCTGCGCGCCATCGGGCATTTTCGCGAACTGCTCGGACAGCTTGGTGAAGGCCTCGTTGACATCGGTCCCGGCGGTGATGCCGAGATCGCGCAGATATTTGGTCGCCGGACCGCCCTTGCCGGCCAGGTCGACCATATTTTTCGTGAGAAGTTCGAGGCCCTTGTGAAGCTGCTCGACATTGGTGCCGGTGAGGTTGGCGGCAATGTCGAGATCCTGCAGGTTCTTGACCGAGATCCCGACCTTCTGCGAGGCGAGCGCCAGGCCCTCCATTTCCTCGGCGGCGCCCTTGAGCTTCTCGACGATCCCCTCGAGCGCGAAGCCGGCGACGATTTTCGCGCCCATCTCCTTGAACTGCTCGCCGACCTTGGCGCCGGCCTCCTCGAGATATTTGAGCGATTCCGCTGACTGCTCGGCGGCACCGCGCAGCTTCAGCAGTTCGGCTGCCATCTTGCGGACTTCGTCGTCGCCGATCGATTTCAGGACGAGTTCGACAATCCGCTGTTCGCTGCTGCTGGGCATCGCCTAGTCCCTTTCAGGCCGGCGGCGGACCAGGCGCGGGCTTGCGCTGCCGGGCCAGCCACGCCGCGTCGAGCGAATAGATCGCATCGATCGCCCAATCGGGCAGGCGATAGCGATCAACATAGGCCCAGATCGCGGTCGCCGGGATCGGGCCAAAACCGGCGAGCCCGATCGCCCGGCAGGTGGAGAGCTCAAAAAACATCTGCAGCAGCCAGTCAACGCCGGCGATCTCCGGGCGCCGATGCTCTGGCCGGATTCGCCCGGTGCGGGCGAGATAGTCATAAGCTTGCTCCCGTCCGGCCCATTCGGCTTGCCAGCCGATCAGGCCTTCAACTTTTTTACGGTTTCGATCGCCTCGTCGTCTTCGGCCTCGGCCATCTCGGACGCCTTGGCGAACAACGCCTCGAGCGCGGGGCGATATTCACCGGCGAGCTTTTCGCGGGTCATGCCCTCGGGCATCCCCGTCACGCAGTGCTCGAGGAAGGCCTCGTGGCGCGCGTCCTGCCAGGCGAGAAAATCGGTCTGGGTGAAGTCCGGCTTGCCGTCTGAGCCCAGCCGCATCTTCACCGCGCGCTGCTGCGCGTGCTGATATTCGCGGTTGTATTTCGATGGCAGCCGCACGCGAAAGGTCGCGCCCTTGGCGCCGGGCAGATCGATATTGACGCCCTCGCGCACCGAGAGCGGGACGCGATAATGTTCAAGATCCATGGTTGTGCTCCTCACCAGTAATAAACACGCAGCGCCGAAGCGCCGCCGGGACCGACCTTGGCCTGGCCGGTCGCGGCGATCATCACCTGGGCGTTCTGGCCGGTGGCTGCGGGATCGGGAAACGACAGCTGCACGGCGGCGAGATCGAAAGCATAGCCGCCATCGGCGTTGCTCGTCGCGAACAGCATGCCGACCGGCGTGGCATCGAGCTTGGCTGGCATGAACGCGTCGTAAGCAGCGTCGGCGAGGTAGATCGAGGCGTCGACGGTGATCGCGGCGGTGCCCGCGTTGTACCGGGTCGGCGCGGGCTTGCCGAGGCAGTTCTGCGGCGTGTTGCCATTGACCAGCGCGATCTTCATCGATTCGATGCAGTAGGCGGTCGGCACGCCCTCGACGGTGACCAGGCCCATATCGATCGAGGCGTTCAGCTGCAGCGCGGTGCCGGCATTGGCGACCGCGCCGCCGGCGGCGAGGATCTGCTGCGCCATGCTCGGCGCCTCCTGCAGATAGCCATTGGCGAGCAGATTGAACACGCAGGTGACGATCGCGCCGTAGGTGAGCGTGACTTCGAATCCATTGACGATGCCGCCCGTATAGCGCTGTGAGTGCTCGTCGCTCGAGGCGAGATGGGTCACGTCGGTATAGGCCTTGGAAAAACTCGCGGCGATGACGTCGGCGCCGATCTCGACGTAGCTAGGGCCCATGACCGCAACGCCCGCCGGAATCGCGACGACATCGATCGCCTCGCGCTTGGCGGTGATCACCATCGCCAGACCGCCGGGATCGAGCGAGACAATCTGCGCGGGCCCATTGTTCGCCTCGTTGGCAAAGCCGGTGACCAGCAAGAGTTCGCCGACCGCAAAGCTGGTGGCGAGATCGCCCGAGGCGATCGTCACGTCGGCCAATTGCGGATTGCCGCTATCCTTGGTGTAGGCGCCGCCGGACAACGAAACCGGCGCCGTCGCCGCCTGCGGCGAAGCGTCCATCATCCCCATCTGGAACAATCGCTGGTAGACCTCGTCGGGCGAGAGCTCGCCATTGATCGCGCCGCCGACCGTGAGTCCGGTAACGATCTGCCCGCCGCTCATCCGGTCGATGCGGTTCTCGGTGCTCGCGACGGTGGTCGGTGTGCCTGAGAGCGTCTCGGTGGTGAAGCGGATCCGCGCCGCCTGCGCCGCCTCGAGCGGCGGCGTGATGCCATACGTGTCCTCGGGCAGCATCACCAGTTCGACAGCATTGGCGCTCGACATGTTCCGTCCTCCTCAATCGGGCTTCTTGCGCTTGCGCACCGATGCGCCGTTGCGTTTGCGCGCATAGGGTGCGCCGCCGCCGCCGCGCGTCCGGGTCGCGCTGCTATCCCAGGGCGAGAATCCCGCCGGCGGCGTGCCGGGAATGGTGGTGACCTGGTCGCCGGTCGCCACCTGCGCGTAGGGGTAATAGGTGCCGGCATTGAACACATAGCCGCCGGTGCCCGCGACCGGATCGCCGTCGATCGAGGCGCCGTTCAGGATGAACCAGGCGAGACTGGCATCAAAATCGACGCAGATCTCGACCGTGTCGCCGCTGGTGAAAGTCGGCACGCCGGTGATGTCCGAGGCATGAAAAGTGACGTGCCCGTAGCCGACATATTGGAGCACCCAATCGTCGAGCGTCGTCCAGGGCGGCGCGGTGAGATCGGCGCCCGACCAGGCCATGCCGATCGCCACCGTCGTCGAGGGATTGGCATCGACGTGATAGGCGAAATGCCACTTGCCGGTGCTCGGCGATGGCGTCACGCCGCGCACGCCTTCGTAGGAACTGGCGCCGCCGTTTGCCGCCGTGTGGTTGGCGTTGGACAGGGCCAGATCGGGATTCTTGTCCGCCGGATTGAACGCGACACCGGCGGGCGTGGCCGTCGCGCTGACGGTGACGGCGGCGGTATCGGGGGCGGTGATAGTGCCGCCCAGGCCGTGCGCGGTCGAGCGCAGCACCAGCGAACCAGCCGAGGCGGGTATGACCGTCGCGCCGGTGCCGATCGCGGTGCCGGAGAGCAGCCATTGCCGGGTGAAACTCGTCGCATCGCTGGCGGCGCCGTCGTGCGCGGTGAAGGTATCGCCGACCAGGCCCGATGCGGGCGTGATCGAGGGCTGCGTGGTGAAGGCCGGCGGCGGTGTCGGCGTCGGGGTTGCGGTCGCGCCCTGCAAGGTGCGCCTGTCGGAAAACGAGACCTTGGTCGCGGCCTCGGTGGTATTGCCCGTATAGAAAATGCCGAATTGGCCGGGATCGCCGGCGCCGCAATCCGAATAGACAAAAGGCTCGTCGCCGAACTGCATGATCCGGGTCCAGAAGGATCCGTCGTCGCGCGAGAGCCAAACGCCGTAGCCGGTATAATCGGGCGGCGCGTAGTTGCCGTTCAGCCGATAGCCGAGCACATAAATGACCGGCGCTTCGCCGGCGAGCGCCGGAGGGCCAAAACCGATGCCGTCGACCTGGCTGAAGGTCGTGCCCAGGCCCAGATTATCGGTGCCGTCCACATTCGCCCAGCTGTGCCCGTTGTCGAGCGAGCGCCGCAGCGCCAGCGAACCGTCGCAGCCATGATGCCACCAGTCGACCGCACTGCGCTGGAACAGCTTGCCGTGCCAAAAATCGCCGGTGTAGCTCTCGATCGGGCCGTTGAGAATCCGCTGGAAACTGCGGCCATAGTCGAGCGTCTCCCAAAGCCCGCGACAAGCCAAAAAATTGGGATCGGAAGGATTGTTGCCATTGCCCGTCCAATTGAGCAGCGCCCTTCCGGGAACATAGCGATCGGCGACCAGCGCGCGGCGCGCGATGAAATAGGCGTGGTGGCTGGTCTGATCGAGCCCGTTGCCGATCGTCACCTGCGCGTAGCTGCGGCCCCCGTCGGTCGTGCGCCAGAGGCCCTGGTCGCTGGTCAAGAGCCGCAGCCAAATGTCATCGGTCAAGACCGCGACGCAACCGCCGCCGGCATAGCCGCCCGGCGCGGGGCCAACCGCATTTTGCAAGCCATTGCCGGTATCCTGCCAGCTCGCCCCGCCGTCCGAGCTCATCAGATCGGGGAACGCGTAAATCGGCACGACCAGCCGGTTCGGATTTGCCGGATTATAGTCGACATCGCCGCCGTGATAGATCGCGCGGTTGGTGCCGACATAGCCGTGCGTTGCCGGAAACAGCACGCCGGCCTCGGCGCGCGGGATCGCAAACACCGGGCGGTCCATGCCGGCGAAAAAAGCCTTGCCGTCGCCCCTGACGCGAATGTTCTGGGTGACGATATCCTCGATGCCGATCGACTGCTCGTAGAGCGCGAGCGCGTAGTCGCCGGGGGCCGTCAACGGGGCCTGCACCTCCCAATAGCCGATGCCTTCGGCGATGCAGAGATTGTCGTTGACCACGTCGACGATCGCCTTGCCGTGCGACATGTACCATTCGTTGGTCACGTCGAACCATCGGATGTGCGTGGCGTGCTGGGTGAAATGGACAAATCCCGTCCAGGTCGCGCCGTTGTCAAACGAGCAGGCCAGCTGCCCGGCCCCGTTGACGATATAGACGTTTCCCGGATGCACGGTGGAGAGGCAAACCGATTCGCCGCTCGGGCCCGCTGCCGACCAGGCGCCGGCGGCATAGCGATAGTAGGGGCCGTCGGCGCTCGCGCCCGTACCGGGACCGCAGATGTGGATGACCCCATCGAGGCCAATGGCCAGCGTGCTGCACGCCGCCGGCGAGCCCGGCATCAGCGCAAACGACGCACCGCCATCGGGCGAATGGTAGAGGCCATGGCCATACGAATGGATATAGATGCCTTGGGTTCTGCCGGCGGTGACCGGCGACGAGCGATCGAAGGCGATCGAATAAGGGCGTCCGCCGCCGTCCGACGTGTCGCCCGATGCCGGGATCGTCGTCAGCGGCACCGGCGTCCAATTGTCGCCCCCATCGATCGAATAGGAGACGCCGTTGACGGGTCCGCCCCACCACATGACAGCGGGATTGGCCGGATCGATCTCGAGCGGGCTGCCGTGGATCTTGTTTTGATAGTCGTTCGACCAGGCATAGCCGTCGGCGGGAAAGTTCGGGAGCAGCGTGACATTCGCGCCGCCGTCGATCGTCTTCCACAGTTCGCCGCCGATATGGCTGACCATGACGTTCGAATTCGACCAGCAAATCGCGGAAGTGTAGGTGCCCGACCAGTGCCGGCCCGTCGGCAGGTAGTTCTCGCCAAAGCGCAGAAACGGCGTCCATTGGGGATCGCTCGGCTTGCGGTAATAGGGCCGCGCGACGTCGTTCGAAACGAGCTTCGTGCCATCGCCGGCCTGGCAGAGTTTGATCGACCAGCCGCCAGCGCCGATGATCTTGCGCGTGCGCGACCAGGTTCCGTGCAAGTTGCCAGTGGCAGGATCGACGGTCATATCCAATCCTCTCAGGCAAACAGCGTCTCGAGGTGCGCGCGCAGCGCCGCCTCGGTCGGGCCAAAGGTGACGTTGTTGGCGATGGCGAAAGCGTAGATGCGGAAATCGGGCGTCTGCGATCCCGGTCCGGTGTCCGCCGCATGGTTGCCGAGCGTCAAGCCATTGACCGTGGTGTTGCCAGCCCAGCCGCCGGCGGGCGGCGTGGCGCCATCGGCAGCCAGCCAGGAAGCGCCCGAACCATGGTTTTCAAGAATCGTGTGATTGACGCCAACCGAGACCGGGCATTCCGTCGAAGGCGCCGCGCCGTCGTAGGTACCGAGATTGGCCGCATCCATCTCGTAGAGCAGGCCCGTCGAGACGCCATCGCCCGAATGGAACAGCCGGGCGCTGACGCTGGCGACGTTGATCATCAGCGCGCTCATCCGCTGCCAAACGCTGCCGGTGTAGAGTTGCAGCGCCGTGTTCGACAGCCGCGAAGCCGGCGAATTGGGCGTCAGCCATTTGAGCACGCCGGTCGCGTCGAGATTGAGAATCCAGTGATCGCCGCCGGTGGGCATCGTCAGGTGATTGCCGTGGCCCGAAAGATCATTGACCCGGCGCACCGGATCGCCCTGGGCGGTCGCCGGCACCGTGCCAGCGGTATCCTGGAACACCGCGCCCGCCACCTTGATCTCATAGCCGGCGGCATATTGCGTATAATCGTAGGGCGGATCGTCGCTCGGATCGTTGATGATCGTCACGTCGATCGCGACCGAATTGCTGACATTGCCGCCGAGATCGGTGCCGCTGACCGTTGCCGACAGCGATGGCGCGGTCTCGTAATCGGTCAAACCGTCGCCGACCAGGCGCACCATGAAAGAGCTTCCCGGCTGCATGCCGGCGAACTCGAATGAGCCGCCGTTGGTGCCGGCGAGCGCCGGATAAACGGGTTCGCTGAACGAGACCGGAATCGCGACATGCAGATGCTCGTTCAACGTCACGCTGCCGCCGCCCGATGCGACCGGCGGCGTGGTGTCGCCCCATTTGAGCACATTCCCGTAGGGGCCAATCGTGCCGCCCGAATTGCGCCGCAGCGCGACGAACACCTCGCCCGCGCTGGCGGTGATCGCCTCGAGGCCCGGAAACACCAGCGCTCCGCCGTTCCCGGTCGCAACCCAGGCCGAAGTGAACAGCGGGCTGCTCATATCGAGATTCGGCGAGACCACCACCTGCAGCTGGTCGGTCGACGGGACCAGCGCGAGATCCGCCGACAGTTCGATCGGATAGGTCGTCTGGGTCGCGGTGGGCGCGATGGCCGGCATCGCCAGCGGCGAGCTCGTACTGGTCACAAACAACGTCAGCGTCGTATCGCGCGGACTGTTGCTGGCCGAGGCCAGCGTCTCGCGAAGGGTAAACGGCGGAGTGGGCGCGCTGGCAAAGTCGAGCGGCGCGGCGCCCCGCACCACGTTGGTGCCCGACAAAGCGACCATGCCGCCAGCGTCGTCGGTCAATGTCAGGCTCGAGCCGCTGCGCTTGCCGAGAATCGCCCCGGCGATGTCGCCCTGCCCGGCAGTGTCGGGCAGCGTGAATGTGCCGGTCAAGGCGGCGAGCGTCGCCGGCGGCATCGGCGTCGGCGGCGGTGCGCCCCAATAGTAGACGGTGAGCGCAGAGGGATCGGCGGGCGGTCCAACTTTGGCCTGGCCGGTCGCTGCAATCATCACCTGGGCGTTCTGGCCGGTCGCGGCGGGATCGGGAAACGACAATTGCACGGCGGGCAGGCGAAACGCATAGCCGCCGTCGTCATTGCCCGCCGCGAACAGCATGCCGATCGGCGTGGCATCGAGTTTCGCCGGCATGAACGCGTCGTAAGCACCGTCGGCCAGATAGATCGAGGCGTCGACAGTGATCGCGGCGGTGCCCGCATTGTACCGGGTCGGCGCCGGCCTCCCCAGGCAGTTCTGCGGCGTGTTGCCGTTCACCAGCGCGATCTTCATCGATTCGATGCAGTAGGCGGTCGGCTGCCCGTCGACGGTGACCAGGCCCATGTCGATCGAGGCGTTCAGCTGCTGGCCGGTGCCGGCGCCCAGGACCGCGCCGCCCGCAGCCTCGATCTGCTGCGCCAGGCTCGGCGCCTCCTGCAGATAGCCGTTGGCGAGCAGATTGAACACGCAAGTGACGATCGCGCCATAGGTGAGCGTGACTTCAAACCCGTTGACGATGCCGCCCGAATAGCGCTGCGAGTGCTCGTCGCTCGAGGCGAGATGCGTGACGTCGGTGTAGGCTTTGGAAAAGGTCGCCGAAAACACCTGCGAGCCGATCGCCAGCGAGGCGGGGCGCGTGACCAGGCCGCTCGCGGTGCTGACCTCGTCGACGGCTTGGGTTTTGACCGCTGCCTGCAGATGGGTTTCGTCGGTGATCGCGGTGATCTGTGCCGGGCCGTTGTTGGCCTCGGTGGGAAAGCCCGAAAGCATCAGCATATCGCCGACAGCATAGTCGCTCTGGAAGGCCGCGCCGGCGAGCGCGAGCGTGGCGAGTTGCGGGTTGGTTGCGTCCTTGGTCAAAGTGATCGCGCCCGCCGGCTGCGCGAGCTCGGGCAGCGGCGCGCTCATCATCCCCAGCTGAAATAGATACTGGTAGGCGAGATCGGGCGAGAGCTCGCCATTGATCGCGCCGCCGACCGTGAGCCCGGTGACGATCTGCCCGCCGCTCATGCGGTCGGTGCGGTTTTCGGTGCTGGCGACCGTCGTCGGTGTGCCGCTCAAGGTTTCGGTGGTGAAGCGGATCGCCTGAGCGGCGGCGACATCGGGCGCGGGCGTCTGGCCATAAGCGGCCTCGGGCACCAGGATCAGTTCGACAGCATTGGCGCTCGACATCTGCCCGTTCCTCTCAAGCGCAGACCACGCTGGTGTAGCCAAGATTCGACGTCCAGCCGTGCCAGCGCCCGCTGATGCGGATCGCGGCGCCCTGGAAGTCCGAGAAATGCTCCATGAAATCGATCAGGTAGGATCCCAGGCGCTTGCCCCGAAACATCGAGACCAGCTGCTCGCCATAGGTGAGCGCGCGCGCCGAAGATTCGCCGGTCGGCATCACCAGGTGGAAGATGACCACGCCCTGCTCTTCCCACGAATGGTTCTCGATCTGGCCGATCGCCGCCAGCCGCTCGGGGCCGCCGATGAACTGGATCAGCAGCATCGCGTCGGCATCGCCCTGCGGGATGTCGTCAAAGCTCGCATAATCGGACAGATCGAATACGGGCGTCGCCGTCCAGTTGGCGGCGAGCTCGGCCTTGATCGCCGCGCGCAGGCCCGGATTGGTCATGACTTGGGCCCCTGACCGCGCCCGATGCCGCGCCGTAGCCGCAGGCCGCGTCCCTCGCGCCGATACGGGCGCTTCTCGCGCTTGCCGGCGTTGACATTGCGCCGCGAAGTGGTGCCGGCTTTGACCGTCGATCCCGGATTGCCGATCGACACATAGGGCACCATGTACGGGTGCTTGCCGACCTTGCCGCCCGGCTTCCATTTCTGCCCGCCAAAGCGGTCGGGATTGGCGTAGCCATAGTGAACCGCGACGCGCTTGCCGAAACTGCGCGCGAGGCTGGTATAGGCGGCAAACAGAATCCCGCTCGGATAGTGGACCTCGAGCCAGGATGCATAAGGCGCCATGTCCATCAGCATGACGTTGCCCTTGGTGCCAACCTCCTCGGCACTCGGGCGCGCGCGGACCGGCTTGCCGTTCAACACCCATTGCAAGCTATGCACATAGTGGCCGGTCTTGTGCGGCGCGCGCTGCTGGATGAACGCGTCGAGCTGCGTCAGCGCCTTATCGATCGGACCGAGCGCGGAAACATAGCGGATATTGCCAAAGATCCTGACGCTGGCGATGTCGTCGCTTTTTTTGCCGTCGACGAAGGTCGTGACCGGATCCTCGAGATTGCCTTGGGCCTGCTCGAGCGCCAATTCCTCCTTCGCGGTCGCGGGCAACAGATTCTTAAACCACAGCACCGCGTCCTTGAGATCGTCGATCTCGTTGATCGGAATGGTTTTGACGATCGAGGCCGATGCGGCTGCCATGGCCTATCCCCGCAGCTGCAGTTCGATGCCGAAAATCGCGGCAGCGCCGCTGCGCGTGGCATCATCATGGTTCAGGACCGAATAGAGCCGCCCGCGCCAGAGCACGCGGTCCTTGCGCTCGAGCCGGCGCCCGATCGCGGGAAAGCTGGCGGCGTTGAACAGGCCCTTGACATCGCCCTGCTCGATCGGACCGCCAGGCACGAGCTCCTCGCGGCGATAGGCGCCCATCACCGCCTTAGCGCCAAATTCATCGAAACCGCCGGCGGCGTTGGCGAGCATGATGATCACCGGCTCACCGAGCGCATCGAGCATCGCATAGGTCTCGCGGCCCCATTCCTGAATCTGCGCGGGCGTGGGGAAGCGCATCAGGCAATTCCGATCGCGGGCGCGCGCGTATAGCCGTCGAGCACCGCCGTCACTGAGGGCGGCAGAATCCCCCAGGTGTTGTCGCCGCCGCCCTTGCTGCCCTGGTCGGCGCTGGTGGCGAGCTCGACGGCGTAGGCGCCGACGACCGAGAAGCGCTTGACCGCGTCAAACGCGGCGGCGCCGACGTCGCCGACCGGCACGCCGGCGCCGGGCGTCGTCGACCAGAGGATGTCGAATATGAGGGTCAAGGCCCAGGCGAGATCGACGGGCGCGGTCTGATAGCCGCCCGTATAGAGGCAGCGGATGACCGGCCAGGTGCCGCCCGACCAGGCGCCGCCAATCCAGCCCACGCCCTGCTGCCAGCCGCCGTACCAGTTCTGGTAGCCATAGCCGCCCGGCCAAACGAGGCCCTTGGCCGGATCGGTGCGCAGCCAGGCGATCGGCGTCGGATTGGCGATCGGCGTGTCGAGATCGCTGCCGAGCGTCAGGCTGTCGATCGACGCGATCGGATAGCGATGCACCTGGAAGCTCGAGTTCACGCCGGGAAAGGTCTCGTCGTCGGGCCCGTAGTCGAACGCCCGATCGCAATAGGTTTCGGCGAGCGCCTGCGCCTGGGTGGCCAGCATCTCGATCGTCAGATCCTGCGTGGTGTCCGATGGATCGATGCCGAGCCGGGCTTTCAGCGTGGCGAGATCGAGCAGCATCAGATCATCCTCTGCCAGCTGCCCGAATCGGTGAGCGGATCGGAGTTGTCGGGTTTGAGCGACAGCCACAGCGTTGGTCCGCCGTGCATGACCGCCGACACCACGTCGCCGCGCCCATAGCGCTTCGAAATGTGAAAGGGCCCGGCGAAGCCGACGATCGCGGCGCGGCCTGGCGCGGCGGGTTCGGTCATCAGATCGAGCTCGATCGGCTCGGCCTGAACGCGCGCGTCGGCATAGCGCGGCAGGATGGCGAGATGGGCGTGGGCCGGATCGCGGACCAGCGCCAGGCCGGTGAGACCAGGACCAGGTTCGCCCTGCGCGCCGGGATCGCCCTTGGCGCCAGGCTCGCCGGTGCGGCCTCGGCGTCCGACCACCTGCATCTTCTGCCAATTGTCCGCCGTCCTGGGATCGAGCGGGTTGCCGGGAAAATCGCAGAGCGCGACATAGTCATGGTCGCCGTCGCGCAAGATGTCGCCGGCGATGATCCCCCAGCCGCGCTGCTGCCAGTCGTGCGGCAGATAGCCGGCGGGCAGGCGCCAGCTGACCTCGTGCGCCTGGCCATCCGAGGTGCGGATCGTACAGCTGGCGCGGCGCTGGCTCAGATCCTCGGCAAATTCGATGCCGGCGATGCCCGGCACCAGGCACTTCCAGCCGGCAGGATCGTTGTCAGGATCGCCCGCTGTCTCGCGGATCGCCTGCCAAATCCCCTTGCCATGGTGGATGATCTCGTTGCGCGGGCAGCGCTGGGCGGGACCGATCGCGGCAGGAACACACACTACCCGATCGATCCCGTCCCCCCCGTCGCGACCCGGCGGGCCCGGCTCCGGCGCGGGCAGGGCAGCGATTTGCGCCGTCACCTCGCCGCGCACCTCCTCGATGGCTTTGGCGGTGTTGGCATCGCTCTCGGCGAGCAGCGTGCCGACCGCCTTCATCAGCCGCTGGTGATCAAGGGGCATGGCGCGCCTCCCGTTTCGCCTTGCGCAACTGGAGCAGCGCGAGCTCCTCGGCCTCGTCGGGATCGAGTGCAGGATCGCTGGCTTCGATCATCGTGCGCAGCTGTTCGCTGCGCGCATCGAGTCCGGCCAGCGCGCCAGCGAGCCCGACCAGCGCCTCCTCGAGCGGGGCGATGCGTTCGGCGGTGGTTTCGGTCACCAGCGCGAGGCCCTGCTCGAGCGCGCCCTGCAGGCTGATCTGCTGTTCGGCCAGCGGCGCGGTGCGCGTGCGCAGATCCGCCGCGAGCTCGGCCAGCGCCGCCTCGAGCGGGGCGAAGCGCTGCGCGGTCTCCTCGGCCTGGCGCGCGAGCAGCGTTTCGGTGGCTGTCTGGTGCCCGGCGACCAGGTCGAGAAGTGCGGCGCGTCCGGTTGTGGCAGTTTCGGCAGTACGCGTCTCGGCCTCGAGCCGGCGCGCCTCGCTGGCCTCGAGGGTTCCTGCGAGCTCGGCCAGCGTCGCCTCGAGCGGGGCGATGCGCGTGGCCGCGCCCTCGGCCTGGTGCGCGACCAGGCCCTCGAGATCGCCCAAGTGCGCGAGCAGTTCGATCCGCTCGCCATTGTGCGCTTCGGCGGCGCGCGTCTCGGCCTCGCGGTGGCGCGCCTCGCTGGCCTCGAGCGCCTCGGCCAGCCGGGTGATCTGCGTCTCGAGCGCCTTGGCCGGCGGCGGTTCGGCGATCGGCGCCGATGGCGTGGCGGGTGTCGCGGGTGTGGCACCATCCCCCGACGGGGGCACCTCGGGCGTGGGCGCGCTCGGCGCCGGCTCGGCATTGATCTGCGAGAGGGGCACCACCTGGGCTTGCACGCGCGGCTCCTCGCCGCCCTCGACGTTGGGCAATCCCTCGCGGGCGCGCGCCTCGTTCGGCGAATAGAGGCCGCCGCTGATCGCCTTGGTTAGCCCGTCGATCCGATCGGCGAAGGCCGTGCGCAAAAGCGTGTCGGTATCGAACTCTGTGAACTGACCGGGCGGCAGAGCGAAGAATTTGTCGAAAGCGACCTCGATGTGCTCGACCAGGAAACCGAGCCCCGTCGAAAGCCAGAACGAGATCAGCTGCTCGATCGAATTGAACTTGACGTTCTCGAGTTCGCCGATGATCGGCAGCGGCACGCCGAAAGCGCGGGCGATGTCGATGACGGTCATTTTGAACGCCTCGATCAGCTGCGAATCCTGACTGGTCATCGTCAGCTGATTGAACTTGAGCCCACCGCCGAGGATCGGCACCTGGCCGGCGGAAACGCCCTGCGTGCGGTTCTGCCAGGCTTCGCGCAGCATCGTCATCTGATCGCCCGACAGCGGCTGATCGCTCGAGAGGAATCCCGATGGCTGGCTGGCCTGGGCGAAGAATGCGGCCTGGCTCGCCGAAATCGCGGTGTTGGTGCTCTGCGACAGCGCGGCCCAGGCGAGCGGCGTGATGCCGGCGAGCGGATAGCCGGGACGCGTGCGGCAGCGGACATGCAAGACATCGCGCTGCGGGATCGCATAGTCGAGCTCGCCGGCGAGCGGGTTCTCGGCGAGGCCGTAGAAAATCGCGCGGCTCTCTCGATCGATCAGCACCGTCGTCCCGATCGCCGGAATCGGGTGGAGCGCGGTGACGTCCTGGCGCGCGCTGCGTTCCGCCCAGGCGTAGGCGTTGCCGCGAAACAAGAGATCGCAGACCAGGTTCAGCATGAAATCGCTGCGCGTCTGGTAGGAATTCGGCGTGCGCAGGATTCGCGACAAAGCGCTGGTGGTGATCTCGATCTGACCGCCGTCTGGGCCCTTGCGGTAGTGGGCGCCCGGCAGCTGCGCGATGGTCTGGGCATAGGCGTTGACGCAGGCGTTAACCGTCGCGCATTCGCCGCTCTGGTAGGGGAACAGCCCCTTCTGCCAGTAATTCGCTGGCCAGCCGACCGGGATGCCGCCGTTCGATGTCCAGTTGATCGGACCGACCGGACCCGAAATCCAGCTGCGCAGGCGCGCGATCAGGCCGCGTTCGGCCATCGCTCAATCGTCCTCGGCGGCGGGCTTTCCCGGTGGGCGCCCGCGCCGCGCCGGCGGCGACGGCTCGGTCGGTTTCAACGGCGGCAATTCGGCGGTGATGGTGGGTGCCGGCGCGCTCGGTTTCTCGTCTGACGGCGGGATCCGCGCGCGGCGCTTGGCCTTGGGCGCGAGCTTGGCCACGCCCCGTTTGACCAATTTGTCGGCGAGCTTGTCCTCGACCTCAAAGAATCCGAGCCGGCGGCCCATTTCATCGGCGCGGCGGTGAACCAGAATAACAGCCATCGGGCCCTCCTTGGTGCGAGGGCCCTGGAGTGAGATCGGGAGATCGCCCCAGGGCCCTCTGTTTTCCGCTTGTCGTCAGCCGGTGCTGCGCGGAAAAATCTCAGGTCGTCTTCGGGAAGCCGGTGACGAGCCCGACCATGCTCGCGCGGCGCATGGCCCAGTGCAGCGGCAGCACCATGCGCAGGGCGATGGCGTACTGCTGGAACATGCTCAGAGCCTGATATCCGGCGGTGCCGACACCGGCGGCGCCGCCGGCAACATGGATGCCGAGATCGTGGCCGACCTCGCCCGCAACATCGAGCGTGCCATCGGCCTTGACCGCCTGCGTCGGCGGCGTGGCGTCGGCGGTCGCCATGGTGAGCGTGGCCTCCTCGCTGACCGAGTAATCGGGCACGCCGACCCCATTGGCAAAGTCGGCAGCATCGACCGCGATCAGATCGCCGGCGGGCACGTTCAGCGAGGCGATGTACGGATAGCCGGCGAGGATCCCCTGATCGATATCGGGGAACGCCGGGGTGCCGTTCAGCGTGGTCGCGGCGGCGACGATCAGCTTCGACATCGGATTCATGATCAGCACGATGTCGCGCCCACCGCCGGCCTGGATGATCGGGCCCAGGACGTTGGAGAGATCGATGCGGATCGCCTCGGGGGTGTCGCCGGTCGATGGCACGCCAACGACATTGTACAAGAGCCCAGCCGGACGCACATTCGGGCGTGCGGCCAGAGCCGAGAGCAGCGCCAGATCGATGACGTTGGCCGTGTCATCGCGCAGGCCGTTCGTCAGAATCGTCTCGATCTGCCCGTTGGTCGCCGCCTGCAGTTCGCGGGTAAACGTGGTCACGCCCGCGACCTTCGTGGGCGTCAACAGGATCGAGGTGAGCGTGCCCTGCAGCACCGGAATCACGCCGGCCTCGCCGATCCACGATCCGCCGAGCCCGCCGCGATTGCGGCCCGGAATCGAGATCGCGCCGGCGCCGTCGAAGTTGACCGATGGCGCCTGCGGGCGCGAGCGCAGCGCGGCAAACACCGACAGGTTCTTGAGCGCGTCGACGAACTCGCCGATGTCGGTGCGGATCAGATTCTGCGCCCAGCCAGGCGTCGTCATGTCGGCGATGTTGGATGCGGCCTTGCGCGTATAGTCCCAGCAATCCTTGATGCGGTCGTCATCGCGATAGCGCTCGGCGATGATCTCGTTGTGCGGGCGCCCGGTGAGGTGCGCGAGCACCGCGATGGTGGCCATCTTGCCGATGATCGCACCAGGCGCTTCCTTGACCGCAAAGCGCGGCTCGACGCGCAGCGCCGGCGCGGTCTGCCCCATCGGGCGCGCCCTGGCCGCGAGCGCGGCCTCGGTGGCGGTCAAGGTATCGATCGATTTGATGACCGATGTCTTTTCCTCGGCGAGCGCGGTCAATTGCTCGTTTTCCTCGGCGGTCAAATCGCGGTCGTCATCGTTGGCGGCAGTGGTCGTGATGGTATTGATTTCGTCGTCGAGCGCGGCAGCACGCTGCTGGTGCGCAACGATTCTTTCAGAAACGGTGCGGGGCATGGCCCTGACTCCTGTTGAAGGGTTTGGAGGCGCCGGGGCGCGCTGTCGTCCCGCCGCACCGGCGCCAGCCGCAACGGGGCCAGCGGGATCCGAACACGTCAGGAAGATTCGGGTGTCGATCGCGGCGGGCGTGAGCCCGCGCATGATCAGGGCGTCGGGATTGGCCGGCACCGAAACCAGGCTGCACTCGAGCAGTTCGCTTTTGGTAAAGCGCACGCCGCCCCATGGGTCTTTGGGATCGATCGGATCGGCGGCGAGCGCGCGAAAGCCGATCGAGACCGCGCGTAAGATCCGCTGCTCGATGAAGGTGCGCAGCCGATCGACCAGCGGGCTGGTGCCGGGATCGGCCAGCGTCAACTTGCCGACCAGCTGGCCTGCCTGCTTGGTCACCTGCGACCAGGTGCCGATCGGCATCGTCTGATCGTGATTCAACAGCGCGATCGGATTCTGCTTGAAGCCCGTTAGATCGATGCCGGGGATCTCGACGATGTCGCCGACCCGATCGACCGAATCCGTCGACATGACAAATTGGTAGGGATCGCTCGCCGACTGCGCGGCCTGACGGGTGAAGATCTCGCCGGGAAAAAAGCGGCGCGGTTCGCGCGGGGCTGCTCTAGCAGCGGATACGAGCGTCTTGGGCATTCCGGCCTTGTCCTTGCGGACAGGCCGGAGTTACGAGTTGGGATCCCGATGTCGGGGCCGTCTCACCGTTGCCTGTGGGCCGAAAATCCCGATGCTCCTTGCGAGGGCGCGATCGGTCTGCGGTCATGGGCGCGGAAAATACCTTTTCACGCACAAAACGCAAGATGGCCAAAAGGCGAGCGGCTCCGAACCGGCCAGCAAGGGGGTGGGGGGATCGGAGCCGCTCTCAGGAGGAAAACGAGCACCGGAGGATGCCCGTTCACGGGTCGCGGCAGATACTTAGCCGAGCGCGCGATTCTCGCAAAGGGGGCGCGGGCGTTTTCCCCGCGTTGCAACGCGGCTGTGGATAAATGGGCCGGCCCTGACAGGGCGCTTGGGTTAAGGGCGGACCGGCCCAAGGTCACCGGGAACTAAGGGGATAGGATTCCCGGTCGGCAACGTCCGTTCTACCTGTCGGGCTCTAGGGGTTGCAGGGCCCCGAAGGCGCGGACAATCATGGCAACGCGTAGATCGCAGATAAAGCGGTCCTCGCTGTAATTAACCAGCATGCCACCGGCGAGTGTCAGCATGCAAAAAGCCCCTTCGGCATCATTGCGGCCCTTGATCGCATAGGGCGCGAGACCGCCGTTGGGCTCGAGCGAATTGTTTAGCGTGAAATGCCAATCGGCCAGCTTGGCGGTAACGATGCCAAGTGGCAGCGGATCGCCGTCGATCAGCGGGCAGAGCTCGTCGGCGATGGCGGTCAGCGCCAGCGTCCAGGCTTCGCTGATGACCGGATCGGTCATGCCAACCACGCTGGCCATCAGTACCTCCAGGTGAAATCGCCCTGCTCGATCAGCGAAGCGATGGTTTCGGTCTCGAGCGCGGCGTTATGCCGTCCGGTGCGATGGTGCTCGCCGGCGCGCAGGCGCAACTGGTGCGCGATCAGCGAACAATAATAGCCGTTGTCGCTGTCCTTGAACCATTGCGTTAGCGACATCTCGGCGGCGTGCCGGGTCTTCGCCATGACCTTTCCTCCTCCGGTTGCGGAGGCGCCCTTGCGCGATTGAAACAAACAAAGGCGCCTCCGGCTAGTCAGGATTGCCCGCCGGGTGCGACAGCGGCCCACATGGCTGCTTCGCGATAGCGGACGATCGCCGTCTCGCGCTCGAGCGTCTCGGGCAGATTGGCCTCGAGGTAGGCGACCATCGCCTGCGAATTGGCGATGGCGATGGCGCCCGGATCCTGCGGCACTGGCGGATCGGTATCGATCACCGGCGGTTCCCCCGGATTCTCGGGCTGACCCGGCGGCAGCACAATCGGGTGCTCGGGGTGCGGCTGCGGTGCCGGACCGCCAATGTCGGGGTACGGATCGATCGGACCGCCCTCGATGTGTGGCGGGTTTGCCCCGCCGGGATTGTACGGCGGTTTGGTTTCGCCCTCGGGCGGGATTTCGTCGGGGGGCCTCGGGATCGGGACCGGGGTCGGCGTCTTCGATTCATCGGTCATGTCACGCTCTCCTTGCTAAAATTGCTAATCTGCTAATCGTCAGGCGGCAGCAGCGCCTCGATCTCGGCGGTGCGCCGGGCGAGTTCGCGCAGGGCTGCATCGCGCGGCGCGCCGGGTGCTTCGCGCCAGCATTCCTGCACGAGCAGCGGCATTCCTGAATCGATCGAGGCGCTGACCTCGGCGCGCGTGGCCTCGCGGCCTTCGCACCACCACTCGACCTTGTGCGGCTCGCCGAGCGCGAACAGGTAGCTGCGGCCCGCGCGGAAGCGCTGGGTCTTGTGCGTCTCGATCCAGACGCAGGCCACGCCGGGATTGCGCCGGATGCCGCTCTCGGACCAGTTCACTTCCACCGGCAGTTTGGATTCGGGTATCCTGCCCATTCTCGGTTGCGACAAGAACGGGCAGCGCCGGGCTGAGAAGCGCGCGCAGTCGACATGGCTCTGCGGCTCGGAAATCGTGCGGGTGATCGCGCACATTGGACCGATCACCGAGGCGCGAATGTTGCCGAGTTTCTCGCCGCAGACCCAACACAGATTGAAGGTCTGCGCGCGCTCGATCTTGTCCATGCCGATCACCGGGAACTGCGGCTCGCCGTGCTCGTCCCAATGGACGAACCAGGGCACCGGGAAACCGCGATGATCGACGCGCAGCCGGCGCATGCGCTCGGGCAGATCGGGGAAGCGCTCGGTCATGCCGCAAGCTCCTCGCCGGTGTCATCGGAAAGCGGGCGGCGCGCATAGGGCGGTTGGTCATTCGAGATCCCACAGGCACGCCGCCACGCCTGCCACGCCTGCCGTAGCAGACGCTTTTCCATGTAGCGTTGAGAATCCCGATGAATGTGCAACGCCGGCCAGGGCGTTTCGCGCTCGGCATTGCGCGCCACTTGCCAGGCCTTACGATCAAGATAGAGCTGCCCAAATTCGCCGATCGCCCGGCTCTCGCCTTCGATGCGTTTGCCATCCGCATCCTTGGGCGCGCGCAGCTGCTGCTTGAGAATGGCGGTACCGATATTCCACATCAGCGTGCGGCGTTCGTGCGCATAGCCTTGGATGAGCGCCTCGGCGCCACGCACGCGGCGTTGCCGTTCGCCATTGATGACTGCGAGACCCATGCGTTTCCAGAGCGCCGCAACGCTGCGATAGGCGCCTGGCCCGATCGCGGTTTCCGCAATCAGGCCGCCGAACGAGATGTCACCGAGACCGCTGATCGCTTTGGCCCAGCTGTAGATTGGCAGCGCGCCGGCAAGCTTGGCGATTGTCCGATCGAGATCCCGCTGCGCCGATTGGAGCGGCTCGATGGCTGCGAGAAACGGCCCAAGCCAACCGCGCAACGAATGGACCGGATCCGCTTTGACCTCATCCCAGAGCTTTTGCCCCCTGTCCTTGTCGCCATCGCACAAGCGACGGCAGACCGCCTGCGCCTGGTTGCCGAGCCGAACGCGGGCGCGGACCATGTCCTGCCGCAGCCGCCATTGCTCGATCAGCGCGGCGAGCAGATCGTTCCCGGCGGCAGGTTTCCCATGGGCAGCGGCCTGTTGCTGGCCGCCGGGAACAGGGTGGGCGCGCGCCTCCGTGGTGGAGAGCGATTTTTTCATGGCGCGCCCGATGGGTTTCCCGGCGGCTGTACCTGGATGGGCAGCGTGCTCGAACTGGCCGCCGGGAACGGGGTGGGCGCGCGTCGCTCCTTTGGGTGCCGAGCCTAGACTGGCGCGCCCGATGGGTTTCCCGGCGGCGCTGTCTCGGGGGGCATCGTGTTGGGCCTGGCCGCCGGGATCAGGGTGGGCGCGCGTCTGTCGCTTGGGGGACGAATCTTTCTTGGCGCGCCCGATGGGTTTCCCGGCGGCGGAGTTTCCATGGGCGTCGGACAGGTGCTGGCCGCCGGGATCAGGGTGGGCGCGCGAGTGGAACGTGGTCGGCGTTTGGGACTTGGCGCGCCCGATGGGATTCCCGGCGGCGGCGTTCCCGTGGGCATCGGGCTGGCGATGGCCGCCGGGAACAGGGTGGGCGCGCGTCTCTCGATCGGGAGGCGGAATTTTTCTGGCGCGCCCTAACTTCGGGCGGTGCAGGCAGTTTCCGGGTTCCGCAGACAACTTGGCACCGCCCTCCAGCGCCGCAATTGCGGCGGGAATCCAGGGTTCATTCGGCATCGCGCGTCTCCTCAAACAGCTGCTCGAGCGCCTTGAGCGTGAGCGCGGTCTCGCACTTGTTATGCCGTCCAACCCGCTCGGCGACCTTGGCCAACCAGCGCGCGCGATGGCCGAGCGTCTGCGCGCTCTGGCCATATTCGTCGGCAGCGCGCGCGATCTCCTCGCGGTTCGCTGATCCCAGCCGTTTGCCGCCGGGCAACGGGAAATCGAACAGGCTCATGGCGATGACCGATCGCAACCGCGCGCCGCCCTGCTCGAGATCGGGCGTCAGCGATGCGGTGCGCAATGTGCTCAGATGATGGCGGATCTGTTCGCGGCACCAGTCCTGCAAGATTCGCGGCAGCAATGCGCCGAGCAGCACTGAATCTTTGGCCAGCGTGGCATAGAGCTTCCCGGCAGCTGCCGGCACATCGCCTTCGCATTGTTGCCAGGCCTCGCGAATGTACTCGGCGGCAACCGGCGCGTCGGGATTCTCTGGCGCGGGCTGCGGCGATTCGGTCTTCGGGCTTTCAGGCATGGCCATGCTCCTTCGATGGGAATTGCGGATCGGGCGGCATCATACGCAATGTCACCCGAGCGACAGGCCAGCCGTGATCATGAATTTCGCTGATCAGCATCACCAAGTCGAAGTCATCGAGCGCGCGAATCTTCGCGATCTCCTCTGGCATCACATGCTGGTTATCGCCGATCATTGCCGCGTGCTCCCGCGCGCCGCGAGAGCCTCTTCGAAAACGACTTCCAGCGAAATATAGCGTTGAGCTATTGCGCTGCATTCAGCGCGGCGTCTTTCCAATTCGGCGCATGACATCCGCGCAGCGGCAGCCATTGCGCTTTGCATGAGCGCCTCAAGCCCCGGTGACTCGAGGGCTGTCATGCCGCACCGCCACGTTCTTCGGCACGCGCGCGAACATATTCGCGGATCTCGCGGGCATGCAGTCTGAGTCCCGCCGCCATTTCGGGGCCCGCGTCCGCGAACGGCGGTGGCAAGATCGGCGCGGCAAACCAGTCCCGGATACGGCGGAAAATATGCTCGAGCAATTCGGGCGTCTTCATCAGCGCTCTCCACTAGCTGAACGGATCGCAGGTGAAACATGGGCCTCGAGCTCGTCCGCGAGCTTGCGCAACTGCTTGGCCACGCGAAGCGCGATTCGAGCATCGCGCTGCCCTCGGGCCTCATCGCGGGCCTGATCTTTTGCGGTGTAGATGCCGTCAATAAGCTCGGGCACATGATCAATGAACGGGTAAAGTTCATTCGTCCGGTCAGCCCAGAAGTCGGCGACCAGATCGGCGATCGAGCCGGTAAAGATCGCGTCGGTTTCGCAAGGCCCGGAATTGCCGAGCGGCACTTCGAGTGTCAGTCGCAAAAGATCGTCGTCCGCGACTTCGCCGCAATCGTCCAGATCCCAGGCGAAATCCAACATCGGCGCTGAGTCCGCAAAAGCCTTGCACAAAGTGGCGTTGATCACTTCATCGGATTCGCCGTCGCCGAACCAGCCGCGCGTGTCGATGGGAGCATCCGGGATCGCTCTCAGGCAGATCATGACCCACCGTCCCGCGCCGCCATCACCGCATCGTAAAGCTCGTCGAGAATCTTGGCCTCGGCCAGGGTTTCGGCGGCCTTCTGGTGCTTGTAGTTGCGAGCACTATCGAGCCATTCGGGATTGTCGATCAGGGTCGCGACATGGATGTGTTCATCCAGTTCGGGAACGTAGTGCAGATCGCCTTGCAGGCGCGAAACAATCGTGCGGAAGCCTTCGGCAATCTCGGCGAAATCACCCTGACCGGGATCATGCTTCGCTTTGATGTGACTCTTGACGGCGCCGGCCACGCCTGCGCGAAACATCTTGTCCGCGCCTTCGCGTTCGGCGGCATCGACGGTTTCGGGGAAGGCAACGCCGATCACCTTGTCGGTGATGGCTGCCGGGTTTGCGCCGACAGCGGCCCGTGCCAAATTAACCAGATCGTAGAAATGGGCCAGCTTGTCAGTCAACATCGGCTCTCTCCAATACGAGGGTGAGAAAATCGCGCGCACGGCGAATATAGGCGAGCGAGCGCAGGCGTTGGGCGGCATCGAGAAAGGCCCCCAGGATCGTGACAATCTCGATCTCGCCGGCATCGACTTGCGTCATCAGCTGGCGGCAAGGGCTGACCACGTTGAGCAGCATGCGAAAAGCCGGGTCATCGACGTACGTGGGATTGCGGTTGGCGCGGCGCGGTGCCCGGCAACCTTTGAGACCCCATTCCGCCGCCGCGATGACCGCCTCGCGCATCGCGCGCTTGTCCTCGAGATTGATCTCGCACTGTTGGTCTTTGGGCAGGCCGGCGAGCGCGGCGGCGACGGAAACCGGGACGGTGCCGTGATCAACGGCGGCGACCAGTTCGGGAATGCCCTCGCGCTGAACCGTGCGAGCGCTGGCAACAGCCCGCGTGCTCACGTTGAGCAGTTCGGCAGCTTCGGCGCGCGAGGTTGTGCAAATTTGCACATGCTGATTGTCGCCCCGTTCCATCGTCGCCAGCCGCGCCGCGACCATCGCGCGCTGGCTTTCGCTCAGGTGCCGCCGGTGCAGATTGGTGCTCACCACGAAGGCGACCGGGTCGCTGCCAGTGAAGGTCTCGAAGCGCGGCGCGATTCCGGCCTCCTCGCAAGCGCGCAGCCGGTTGCGCCCGTCGAGCACCGCTTCGCCCGCGAGCGTGATGGGCTGGATCAAGCCATGGGCGCGGATATCCTCGACCAGGTCGGCAAAGGCGCTGCCCTCGAGCAGCGGAAATGCAGTTGCTGCCGGATGAATATCGAGCGCGTTCATGGCACGCCGTTCAGGCCGATCTCGTCGATCGCCTGCATCAGCGCCTGCGCCGCGAACTCATCCATGCCGAGCCGCACGCAATGGTTGCGCACCAGCTGCGCGGCGCGCTTGCGCACATAGAGCGCGCCGTCGGTTTCGAACTGCAGCCGGTAGACGGCGGCGGCGACGATCTCGAGCGGCTTGCCCTCGGCAGCGCGGCAGAATCGCTCGGCAAATTCGCCGGCGGATCCTTCGAACGTCAGCACCGGCATACTGGCCAGCCGACCAGGCGGATCGCGGCTCATGGGCGCGGCTCCTGGGGCGGCGCTTCGAACAGATCCGGCTCGGGCGCCCGCTTGGCCCTAGCGCGGCGCGTGGGACGCCTCGAGGCGGGCATGAGGGTGTCGACCGCATCGACGGCGCCCTGCGCGCGCGTGCCCGGCAATTCGGGCTCGGTGCTGGTCGGCGGGCGGGCAAAGCGGCGCGGGCGGCTCATGGGAGATCTCCGTTCAATCATCACGTTCATCGGTCCAGTGCGGCGCGGCAGGCCGCAGGCGCTGATAGGCTGATTCCTCGCGCTGGCGGCGAAGCAAGGCGACCTTGCGCCGGCTCTCGTCGTCGTCCTGGCGCTCGAGCCAGTCGATATATTCGACCGCACGCCATTGATCGAATTCGATAATCCAGCGCATGCGAAAATTGCCGGCTTCGGCGAGCGCGGCGTTTTTGCGCGCGGCCTGCTCCTCGAGCGGCAACACCGGGCCCGGCGCGGCCCTGCCGTGCTCGCGCGCGAGTTCGACCAGTTCGCTGGCCTTGGGCAGATAGGGCCGCGAGACAACCCAGCGCTGGATGGCATAGCGCAGCGCCGCGACAGGCAGATCGGCGACGTCGGCGGCGAGCAGGGCCAGGCGACCAGCGTGCGCCTCGATCTCGGTTCGTTCGCTCGGACGATAGCGCAAGCCGAGCTCACCAATCAGCGCTCGGATCGGGGCCGGAATCGATCTCGGCTTGGGCCTGACGGAGCATGGCAAGTGCAGGATCTGGCCGGACTCCGGTTCGGTCGGCGGGGTTGGCTGGTCGTCCATGTTCGGAAGTTCCTCGGGTCTCATCGGCCTTGCAGATCCACGTTCGCCAGGCCGCTTGCCAATCGTGCTTGCGAGCGTGGGCGCCGCTCGCCGCTTGCCAATAATCGCGGAATTTTGAGAGCTCGCGTTCGATCCGACCGGGTTTCCAGCTGTCGACGATCTCGCGGTGCATCGTGCCGGCGGTGAGCTCGCGAGGCGCGAAATCATCGGGCAAGCGATGCGCGGTGGCCGGATCCGCGCGCGCGCGTTTTGCGGTGGGCGGGGGGGTTATAAGGG